TTTTAGTTTAGATTTAGTAGTAGATTTAATAAATAAGTAGTTAGTTTTTAAGCAATACTATTGAATTTATATATATTAACCAAAATGATGCCTCGTATGTCTCACGAGTAAAGTATAAGACTATAATAAATAATATAGAAGTTAATAAAGTATAAAACATTAAGTATACACGGTTCGCTTGACGTAATTATCAAATGAATATATAAGAAGTCGACAGTTCTACTGAAGAGGCGCGATGGACTTTCCAAAGAAACTCGACGCAAAGAAATAAGAAGAAAACAAAATGGGAAACAGCATTGCTGAATTGACGTTACCCAAAGAGGTATGGGATTTTAAATTTAAACTTTCTCGCTCTAAAATACTATATACATACATAATACACATACATTTTAAGAATACAATAATATCTATAAACTTTAATAATTTACAGATATATACTTTTTACATTTACCCAGAAACTAATAGCAATAATAATGAATATAACTGAACAACAAGCTGATAACTTTTGCTATGCAATAGCAGTTTTCAGGATCATAGTTGATGATATTGATCTCCATGTAAGAAAAAGTAAAGAAATTGATGCTCCATCATTATTTTCTAGTTTATGTACTACTTATGTCAAGTTGTACGCAACTATTCCAGGCAGAGCTGCCTGGAGGAAAATTCCAACCCTAGATCCAAAGGCTTGGTTAGATGGAATGATGTTGTCTTTTAGAGAATTTAAATACCTGCATGTTACCAAATGGATTGTAAATGATGGATATGAAGCAGAAGATAGAAGCTTCATTGCACCATTTGTTAACCAAATAATGAAAGGTGGATTCACTGAGGCTATTGGTGGAACTACTTCTCAATTACCTACTTTTTCCAGCTTAGTGATTAGAGATAGGCTTGAAATACTTGATAAGATGGCTGATATTGCTATTGAAATGAACAAAGTTCACCCGGACTTTGAAGCAATTCGTGATAGAATACCACCAAGTACTATTCAGTATGCTTATGCTCCATCAGTTGGAACAAGAAATGCCATTATTGGCAGAACAAGTCGAGTTGTATTGAGGCAGCTCGCAGATGATAGATGTTTGGTTGTTGCTTTTAACACTGGTGATGTTTTTCCAATGGCTGTTATGAATGCCCTTACTGTGGGTCCTGACGCTATTGCAAGATACAATGCAGAACCATTTGTTATGTTAAGAGAAATACCAGATTTCGAACCAACAGCTTCCATGGGAGAAGTGTTTTCAGCAATAGGTAAGTCTGAATTCAAGAAATCTCTTTGGAGTTTGTTGGCTGTTTTGAAGATATCCACATTGGCTGGTATTTTATGTGATAAAATATCACCATCAGGAGCTTTAAAGCAAGCAATTGGATTGTTGGATGAAGTTTTTAAAATTTCAAGTGCAGCTGAATCAATTAGGGATATTTTCATGAGGTTATTTACTGAAATTATTCCTGCAATTTGGTATCAAGATCCTTCTATGATCAAACCTGAATTGTTTTCAACAAGGATGGATGTGATCTATAAGGCCATCGTTGCTGCTAAGTCACACAATCAAACTGTGATGAGGGAAGTGATAAAGGAATGGGATAATTCGATTGATGTCGATGTGGCTGAAATTGAATTAGCGTTTCATGAAGTATTAGTGAAGATGCAGAAGTTTGTAACTTCATCTAGTACTAACCATTTAACCTCTGTGATGAGAGCTGTCATCAATGATCTTGTTATTGTTGAACAGCAAATCGCAAATCACATTAGAATGGGTACAGTTAGATATGAACCATATTCGGTGGGTTTGAGAGGTCAAGCAGGGATTGGAAAGTCTACCATGATACCTCGAATTCAAGCTGAATTGGGAAATATTTTAGAATTACCTGTTCATCAAGTAGATGGTAAAGTAGTTTATGATGCTGCTGGTGTCATAACTGAAGGTGTAAAATTTGATGAGAATATTTACAATACTACAAAAACCATTACTTTTGATGATATGAATCTTGTTGCTCCAGATTTTCAGGAAAAAGGATCAGGAAACTTGGCTGTGAAGTTTTTACAATGTCAAGGTTCAGTTCCATTTTCTTTGAATAAAGCTAATATTGAAGAGAAGAAAGGTTCCTTTTGGAACAATAATCTCACAATAGTCACATCCAATTTACCCAATTATGGTTTAGATAGGCAAATTATGGACAGTGGTGCTTGGAGTAGAAGAATTCATGTCGATATTGAGATGAAGTATCAAACTGAGGAACAAGATAGATCAAAAGTTGATTATCATGTGACTTATTTGAATTATGAGAACTCATATCGTGAGGATGAAGTTTATCACAATTTGAATGATTTGATGCATGATTTGAGAATCCACTGCAAAAGATATTGGCAAAGAAGACAGTCACGAATTGGTGCGACTTCTGTTTGTAGAGTGTGTAGAGAATTACCACATAATTGTGTGTGTAATGTTGCTATAACACAAGCAGATAGAATTAATGCAGCTGGTTTGTGGATGGAAGAAGCTGATTTCATAAACTCTAGCTGGACAGATGTAGCTAAGACAGTTGTTGCTGAAGAAACACTATCTTATGCTGTGTTATCTGGTCTTTTGTATGTGGGAGTTCATTTTTGGTATGCTGCCTTTTTAGTAGGAGCATTCAGAGAAGTTGTTGAATTGTTTTATGGTAAGGATTTTAATTGGTTTAGATGTCTAGTTTTTACTCTTTCATTGCAATATTTTCCTTTATCTATATTTGTCCATTTTGGTGTTAATTATGCGATAATTGTAGAAAAGATTCAACATGATTTTGATATTTATTGCTTACCGGCGGTAGCACAAATTCCTCTCTTGGTAGATGAGTATAGTAGACGAGGAACTAGGATTGTTACGCACGCAATAAAGAATGAATGTACTCCACAATGGTGGTTGAATTGGCAAGTATCAAGACTTAACCCAGCAATGTTGCAAGAGATGTTACAGACAAGGACAATGAAGTTGTTTTGTGGTGTTAGTCTGTCTGCTATTGTTGTTAAAGTTTTATATGATTCGTTTAAGGCTGATACTTACATTAAAACAGCATTGGGTCAACCAGCTAGTGAGGTTGATAAGGAAGCAACACATAAATTGGATGAACAAATTGGTGGTCAAGCAGAGAGTCGTCAAGATGGATTAGCTATGGGTAATGATTGGAAAGCTCCTATGAAAATTTTATATAGGCCAGGTGGTCAAACACCACATAGTGCTAATAGTAAGTGTGCTTTAAAAATTCGAACTGTCGCTCATGGAGGAACAAAGGTTCACAGTAATAGTGAAGGTTTCTTAAGTTCTGAAGGTTTAGGATTAATGAAGCATAGTTTACCACCAGGTCAAGCTCATATTTTGTTTAATTTCGAGAATGCCCCCCAGCAAGAAATTAAAATATCATATGATCCAGATTCCCCAAATAATTTACATTTCAATGATATAGTTATTGTTCCATACACAGATGAAAGAAAGAAAATGCGAATACGTAGAGATTATGCCCCTAAGATTGGTGATAAATTCTTAGTTAAAGGCACAGTTTGCACTTTCTTAGCCATTGGTACTAATCAGAAGGATTACCCAATGATGATTGTGTTAGATTATCCAGGTGGAAAGGGTTTAAGTGGAGCAATGGTTACGATTATTGAACATGATGGTAAAACAGTTGAAAATGAGATAGTTGGTGCTATAGCAGCAATGTTCACAAATGGTCCTTATAAAGGTAAAGCAGCCTTTGAGCCATTTTTAACTAAACAACATTCTGAATTGTTAAAGCTTTTGCCGAAATCATATGTTTCAGTTGAGCAAGCACAACAAGCTGATACATTGGATAAAGTTAAGGAATTGTTTGGTCAATCACAAGATTTTGAGTTGACGTCAGATAGTGATGAACAATATTTTGAAGATGACTTTGTTGCAGCTATAGAAGATTTGAGTGTGCAATCTCATTTAGATGTAGCTAAAGCATTAGTTAGTTCAAATTATAATCCATATCCAGGTTATGTTAATAAATATCTTTCTCCCTATTATAATTATCTTCAAGCTGAACTTACACCAGAAATTTTGGCTGAAAGATTTTTAAAACAATTCAATGTCAAGATAGTTGAAGGTGCTTCTCCTCACACGATACTAGGGCATTTGAATAGGAATGAGAATGGTGATGTTATTTGCAACATTGGTGAATTTGTTGGTCATGTTCCTAAAGCTCCAGCTCCGAATAAAAGTAAATTTTATAAGACTGAGTTTTATGAGAAAGCCAAGATGATTGCTGATGTTGATAAATATGTAATTCCTGATTTAGGGAAAGGTGTTAATGATGGTGTTTATCGGAATAGCATGCTTGCATGTGCTAGACAGATGAACTCTTCTGGATATATTTATGATCAATCTCCTTTTTGGTCAGCTGCACAATTAGTTGAGGAACACATTGCATCAACTTTGGGAAAGAAGTTGGATACATGGATTCCATACGATATTAAGACTGTAATTGCTGGAGATCACTTCACAACAGCTATGAATAGAGAAGCTGCGAAGGGTTTTCCACATAAAGGAGTAAAAGATGATTGGGTTTGGGGCACCCATGAAGAACCAATTCTTTCAAAGGAAATTTGTGATGAAGTTTCAGAAGCCATTCGGCTAATGGATGAATGCAATTTACCTCCTTTGAATATATCACAAGCAGCTCTCAAAGATGAAATCATTTCAAAAGAGAAGAATGATAAGGGTCAAGCTCGTGTTTTCTTTGCAGGAAATACAAGTTTCTTGATTCTATGTCGTGCATATCTCGGACGATTGATGAATTTATTTGTTGAGTTTAGACAAACATTGTTTGCAAAGATTGGGATGAATGCTATTGGCGCAGAACTAGACAGCATGATTAAAGCCATGTTTTTCCAAGTTTTCGCTCGAGAGTTCACTCCAGAGCATGCTGACAAGAAATGTTGGATGGATGGGGATTTCAATAAATATGATAAGATGTTATTAGTATTGAAATATGCTATTCATGTGATATGGGGATTGGCAAAAAGAGCAAAGTTTTTCAGGAATGGTCCAACTTTTCTGAATAGGATCAGATTGATACTGACTGCTCTTAGTGAATATGTTATTTTTCTAGGTGATGATATATTTATAATGCGAGATAAATTACCTAGTGGTGTTTGGGCAACAGCATTGATAAATTGCATTTGTGAAATGATTATTGAAGTTCTTATGTTTTATTTTTTATTACATATTCAACAATCAGATGCAGCATGTGATTTTGTTACTCAAGGATATATTAAACGAGGTATTAATGTGTTCAAATATGTTGCCATTTCCAATTATGGTGATGACAATATTAAGTGTATACACAATAAATATTGGCATATATATAAACACGAGTATGTTGTGAGGTTCTCAAAATGGTTGCATATGGGGATAACTCCAGCTAGAAAACATGAACAATCAATTGATTTGAAACCAATCTGTGAGATACTCTTTTTGAAGCGAGTATTCAGATGGAATGATCATTTGAAACGATATGTAGGAGCTTTGGAGTTGGAATCAATTGCAAAGATGTTGGCATTTTCAGACACCAAAAACGTAGATCTCTGGCGAGTAGCTGTTTTATTAACAGCAAGACGCGAATTGGCCTTCCATGGCAGGGATTTACATGACAAATTTTGTCAAGAATTTGATATAAAAGATCAAACATGGGAGGCGACTCTAGAACAGATTGATAGGAATGAGTGGAAATGGGATCCAGAAGTGGATGTCCCAATATACAATATTGTCATATCAGATCTTAGTCTCTAGACGTGCAGAACCAGGGTACGTAGAATACAATAAGGCG